TTAACTTGATTCTCTATTTGAGCATCTAAATTAAGGTCTAAAGCCTCTACATCTAAAGAAGCATCTAACCAGCCACATACGATTTCATAGGTTAAGTCCTCGTAAGGGATAAAGTTATTAACGTCATCCTTTGAGAAGGAAGCAGTACCATAGACATTTTCTTGGTATTCTTTCTCGTTGATTGTTTCTTTTGCAAATCTCGACCAATGTGCTACAACGACAAAGTCTGTTAAATCACCATCTTGAGGAACGCAGTCTAATTGATTAATGTACCAGTATTTCATATTATTTATTTTTATTTTCTAATTGTTTAATTCTTGCTTCTAATTCTTGAATTGCTTTTACTAAGATTGGTACTATTTTAGAGTAGTCCACTTGTTGCATTTGTTCAGCATCCTTTTCTCCTAATACTGCATAAGGAATTACTTCTTTAAGTTCGTGAGCCATAACTCCATACATTCTTGATTTATCTGATTTCCATTCGTAATCATAAGTCTTAATTGCAGAAACTAAGTCTAAACCACTATAATCTTTAAGGTCTTGTTTTAATCTATAATCCGAAGTAGTATTAAATGAAGTAACCAAACCATTATGTGTTATAGAACCAATATTAGTACCAGCACTTGTTTGGAATAATTGAAAAACTCCGTTACCTGATACATCTCTAATTAATATACCACCAGCTGACTTTGTTGCAATTTGAAAAGTATAATTAGCAGAATAAACAGATGATGTATTAATTAATACTTCACCCCCCGATGTGATTCTCATTCTTTCATTATCGCCATTAGTAGCAAACGCTAATGCCATATTACCAATTACTTGTAATTGAGCGTGTGTATTAGCACCCCCGTAGTTAGGGTTAAATAATGTACTTTGACTTGAACGAGTAAAGTAAGATAACCCAACTACTTCTAATGCTCCTTGTGGCGTAGTCGTTCCGATTCCAACATTACCAGCATTTGTAATGGTTAACCTTGCTATTTGATTAGTTCCTAATTGTAAGGCAGTATTACCTACACTTGTAAAAACAGAACCATAAGCTAAACCACCTGTTAAAAGTGAACCCGCAGCAGTTCCTTCAATTCCAAAAATAGTATGTGCAGTATTATTTAATAATTGCATATACACAAACCCTGTTGTTGCACTTAAAGATTCAAAAACTATATTATTATTTCCTACTGAACTTATAAATTTAGTAGCACTCGTTACACTACTTGAGAATGTAGCACTTGTACCTGTTAAAGCATCTGTAAACCTAGCTGTTCCACTAACATCTAATTTATAAGTATTATTAGTATTACCAATAGAGAAGTTACCAGATGTACCATTTAGTAACATCTTATTTGTTGCTCCTGATTGGAATATAATATTTGGTGTAGCTGCACCTGTCGCATCCGCACATAAAATCAAAGGAATATTTGTAACAGAAGATACTAAGAATGAGTTTTGTAAACTTGTAGTTATATAGTTTGAAGGAATCCATAATATTTGACCCTTTCTTGTGCCAGCTAAATCAGACAAACCTAATCCTGTTAATGCTTGTGTTCCTGCATTAGTATTTTTTAATTGAACATTAAACGCAAAGTTATTATCATTAGTTGTAACTAATAAAGGAGAAGTAAATAAACCTCCGCCATTTACAGTTAGAGCTTCACTTGGAGTTGCTCCGTTAATACCTACAAGTCCTGTGGTAGCTATAAATATACTTGGATTATTATTAGAAGTTAATAAAATTGAACCAGTTGAATTTACAAAAGTAGTTCCACTTGTAACTATGCTTAAATTTCCGCTTGGAGCTTGAATATATGTAGGTTGACTAGCATCCGTTGCGTTCAAATATAAAACACCATTAACATTTATAGAATTGTCAAACCTTGCATAACCAGCAACTTCAAGTTTAGTTGTAGTTTGAGTAGGACCAGCTTTGTTTATTAATGTTTTTCTTGATGTTGTATCATTTAATATTAACTCATCTCCTTGAATAATAAATCTTTTAAATGTATCATCAGAAGACTTTCTTGGTCTTAAATATCCCGTATCTGAAACTAATATACCTCCTGATGCACTTGTAATAAAAGCCTCAAGATTTGTACCACTAGAAGGTAAAGCCCAAGATGAATCTACGTTTTGAGCAATGCTTAAATATCTATTTACCTCTGCATAATTATTTACAGTTAATCTTGAGTTCATAGTTACTTGACCAGTAGGACTTCCTGTATAAGTTCCCGTATCAGATATTGAACTATTTTCAAGTGAAGTACCAGCTAAATTAAATCTTGAAACTATATATGATGCACCAGTTATTGTTGGAATTTGAGAAGTCAAAGCTAATTGACCAGCAGCACTTGGTAATGTATAACTAAAAGTTCCGTTAGATAAATTACCAAATACAGTTAATACACCACTTACGTTTAAATTAGCAGCAGTTGTAGTTCCACCAAATGATTTATTCCCTCCAAATGATTGTGTTCCTGTTGTTACTAAACCTCTATTTGAAGCATCTGCGCTTGGTATATTAAAAGTATGTGTATCGCTACTTGAAACAATATTAAAATCACTTCCGCTTGTTCCAACCGCAAAGTATTGTACTTGTTTAGTTAAGTTATTTAAGGTAGTTAATCCCTTAGAAAAGGTTGTAACTATTTGACATAAATGACTATTCTCCGTATGTAAAGTAACTGTTCTACCATCTACATCAGCAAAAATTCTAATTGCTATTCTATCAGTAGCAGTTAAAGCAGCCGTAGCCACAGGTATTGCAAAATAATAAGGGCTTATAGTTGTACCATTATTCAAATATTCAGGCACAGATACGCTACTTCCTAATAAAGTAAATGTAGAACCGTTAACCTTATAAAGTTCTGCATAAACAAAAGGATTATGTGAATTTGAGTTTACACTAAAAAAAAACTCACAATTAAAGTTACCACCCGGCACTTCTAATAAAGCTGGGTCATTAGCATCAGTAATAAATGCAGCCAATAAACCATTAGTAGAAATTGTGAAGTCTGTACCTGCTCCTATTACAGGAGTCTTGCTCATTTGATAATAAAGTGTACCGCCAATATTTCCTTGATTAACACTTCCGTTTAAATAATAAGAAACCGAACTACCACCACCTGTTGATGTTGGAAAGTCAGCTAAAGTACCATCCCCACGAACATATTGAGAAGCAGCACCATCTAAAGCGGTTACTACACCACTATTAGCCACTACTGGACCTTGTATATCCCTTATTTTTGCTTCTCCCGTTACTTGTAATTGACTCATTTATCTAAATTTATAAATATCTTAAACTTGTTTTATTTTCCCTATGACCATTTAGCCAATTTGACAAACTTGGTTTTTTATAACCTAATTCTAAAGCAGCCTCATTTGTAGAATTATAAATCTTACCATTTGATAAATCTATTACCTTCTTTCTTTTTGCATCATTTGAAGCCTTTCTTGCTATATGAATTGTATTTCTACCATTTTGTCTATGCTTTTCACTTGTCTTACTTAATCCATTATCCCAAGCGTGTTGCATATTTTCTTGATGCGTACACCATTCAAGATTACATAATAAATTATTTGTCTTTACTCCGTCTATATGATTAACAAATCTTTTATCTTCATTTTTTGGTAAATATGTTTTTGCAACAAGCCTGTGAATAGAATAAAATTTTCCACCCAATTCATTATAAATGCAAACCGCATTATATCCATTGGTACGCATTAATGGTTTTAAGTATTTCATTTTTTTAATATTAAATACTTTACCATCAAGACTGACGTAGTAATTTGGATAATTTGTTATTTGCTTCATATAGTTTTTTTTATAATATCTATTGAAAAAGACCGCGTATATATTCCCCTGCTGCTAATGCTCTACCAAATGTAAGAACCCCTGTCGCACTTACAAACTTAACATCATCGCCAGTTGGAGTTCCTGTTGTTAAAATGTTTTGCGCATCCACACCACCTCTTGAAACGTAAAGACAAGCATAACCGATTGTGTCCGCAAATGTAATTGAAGTTTCGCCACCACTTGCCGTGTAACCTTTTGTCTTAACAATATTAGCACCTACTATAATCACACCGCCCGGGTCTACCTCTGTTCCTGTTGTATTGTATGCTCCGCTTCCTTGTAAAGTAATGTTGTAAGTAGCCACATCCTTTTGAGGTGCGTTTATTGATAAACTTGTTATATTACACATTCCTTGAATAATTGTCAATCCATCTTCTCCATTATCTAC